ACTTGAATTAAAAGCGGCGATAAGTCCATTATAAAACTTCTGCTCTGCTTGAGTGAGCTGACGTACTCCACGCTGTGCAAGAATAGTTGAATCAGCTGTTGAAGCAAACTCTTGTGCAGTTTCAGCCAGTCGCTGGGCAAGGGAATCAGAATAAGTGTTGAAACATTCAACTATCTTACTTTCGTCCTTGGATTCGAGAGCCTGCTTGAGGTTTTTTGCAAATTCTGCTTTAGCTTGTGCTAAAAAATCTTTATTTTTCATATTAATTCTCCTTTAAATTAAAATATTTGTTAAAAATTGGTGTTGCAAATTCAAATTTATCAACATCCTTTTCCTGTGCCTGTGGGGGATTTTGTTCCTGAGGTTTAGGCGGTTCTTCTTTTGCTTTAACCTCTGCTTTAATTTGCTGTGCAGCCTGTTTTGCAAAAGCATTTTGTTTTTGCTGAGCTTGTTCAACGACTTCTATTGATTCACTTAAATCAACCGGGTTTGCGATTTCATCACACAAACCGATTTCAAGAGCTTTTTCTGCCGTCAAATATGTTTCAGCATCTAACATTTTTGTTAAATCCTCTTTGCTCAGCTTGTCCCCAGCTTTTACAAGATAAGTGTTGCAACTTGCTTCATTGATTATATCTAAATCGTCCGCTGCTTTTCTTAACTGCTGTGAATTACCAAAAATGCCCCACATAGCGTTATGGATCATCATTGTTGTGTTTGATGGCATAATGATTTTATCGCCTGCCATAGCAATAACTGATGCAACGCTATAAGCAAACGCATCAACATAGACTACCTTTTCAGCCGGTGAGCGTTTAAGAATGTTGTAAATTGCATTACCCTCACTTACTGAACCGCCGATTGAGTTAATATAAACATTAATTCTGTCTACATTGCCAGCTTCGTCTAACACCTTGCGCACATAATTAGCTGATGTTTTACTTTCTATAGTTTTTCCAGTCCACCAATCATAATAATCAGTTTCAATTTCACCATATAAATAAAGCTCCAGCGTTTTCTGCTCGCCAATTTGCTTGACTTCATATTTGTTTTTTAGCATTCGACTCACCACCTTTCACAGCGACCGCTAAATCAGCAGTCTGATAATTTTTAGTCATATAATGATGCTTAGCGTATTCTTCGTCTGTAGGTAGCATATTGCAATAGCTCTGTGCCTTTTCAGGACTGAGAATACCTGAAGCAATAGACTTGTCAAGATTGTTTGCTGATGTGATGGCATCTATGTGCTTTGCTTTTGTTGTATCAATTAAAAGATAATTGCCTTTAATAAATCCTTTTTCACCGTAGACTTTTTTGGTGATTTCTTGTTCAAGCATTTGTGCAAGTGGGTCTACAGCATTCGCAATAAAGGTATCAACAGCATCACTGAGCTGTGAAGCTTCGCCTTTAATAATGCTCGGTGGAATGTGAAAAGCATTTGCTACAGTTTCAAAAATTTCTGATTTAAGTTTTGTTAAATCGTTAATCTCATTATTAGTGGTTTTTGAAGCATCTGTTGACGGTTCTGAATATTTGTAACCGTCATAAATCGGCAAAACTGCGTTGTCAGCTTTAAAATACGCTTTAAATTTGTTATTCATCAAATCGTTAAACTTTTCTTGCTGATCCGTTGTATTTAATGCAGAATTTTCAATCTCTAAAATACCTTTATGACCGACAGCTTTGTTGTAGCGCTTCTGTGATGATTCCATCAAACTTTCATAGCTTTGCCCCATTGAAAAAAGAATGTTTTTCAATGCAGAGTTATTATATTTTAAATAAATAACATCTTTTGAATAAAAAGTTTGATTAAAATTCATATTTCTTGCCGTAACACCTGTAAAAGTGTCATCAAAATATGCGTATTCTGTTTTAGAAAAACTATCTGCAATTAGCCGTTGACCGTCAGAAGTTTCAAAAATCAATGCTTCCCCTTTGAAAAGAAGTGTTGAAATAAACATTGTTATAAATTCTGCTTTGGTCTGATGCTTATTTGGAGCAAAATTCCAACTGTAATATTCATTTTTCTTAACTTCTTTGCGATTTTCAGCGGTGATAAATTCACATTTTGCCAATGTTTTTGCAATTAAGTCAATAACTGTAAATAGCGCTATTTCAGTTGTATGAAACTTTGTAATTTCACGCTGTTGATTTTCAATTAACTGCTCTAAGCTATCAGCCGTAATTTCAATTTTATCTTTGCCAGTTTCAAATAAACCTCTTAGCCATTCTACAATTTTCACTGTATCACCTCACTTTAAAACGTGTAAACATTAAATATCCGCTCTTGCAATTCAGCCGGTAATGGTGCGTATTTTTCAAGCAAATCCAACTGAGTATTTGAGTGAACGTATGCCATAAATCCGTCAGTTTTTCTTGTTTTTGGTTCGATTTTTCCAAATAACATATTGCCTTTTTTGTCATAAATGATTTTGGTGTTGTTTGTATACCACCGCATCAACTCATTATTTCCCCAAATTATCCTATGATTAGCAAAATCACTTGTAATCTGAGGGGCAATTTGCATTATGTCTGATGGACGAACCAGCTTTAAATTGTTTTTACCTTTTTTATCAGCATCATAACCTAATTCTGAAAGCGGATTTTTCAAAAGAGAATAACGGTAACTGTCTAATGCACCGCCAACTATGTTATATTGCTCTTGCTTTTCCGAAAGCCATTGTGCCGGAATATCAGGCGATATTTCAACACCGCTTACGATAGTTAATAAACCTTTTTCCGCTGCGCCGTTAATTGGAAAACGAATCCTTGATAAATCTCTGCAATTTTCACATACCCAGCTATGTGATAGCCAATATTTTATATTATCAATTTTGAATAATAAACCAATTCCTAAAAAATCAGTTGTTTTCATATAGTCAATTCCAAAAACGCAAGGCTTATCGGTCAAATCAATTATTTCTCTGTTTGTAATCAAAATATCTGCCCACTCAGCAACTGGTTCTTCTGATGTCCCTTGTACAACATTCATTCTCTTAGTCATAAAAGATGAATTACCTAAATGGTCACGGCAGTAATCTCTGTATTCCTTTTCTAACTCCCTTTTTAGTTCTGGAAAATATTGCAAAGACGGATTTGCTTTATACCAATTCCGTTTATCGTGTACCTCGTCCTTGCTGTCCAATCTACAAATAAATGGTAAAAGTCCATTATCAGGAATTTCACCGTTTAAAATTGCAAGCATATCTTCAAGCAAATGGTCAAGTGGTCCATCTCTGACATCACCCATAGTAGTTGCAATAGTTGTTCTTGGCATTGGAATTTTACCAAAGCCTGTTTTGAAAACGTCAATCAGCTTATAATTTTCATAAGCGTGGTATTCATCAAAATCAATTTTGCCCGGTCTGCCACCGTCTTTTGTTTTTGCGTTTGATGTTCTATATCTGATAACTGAATTAGTTTTCCTGTTGGTTATTTCAGTTAAATTCCACTTAAAATGCTTGTCCATCTTTTTGCTATGACTTTCAAGCATATTGTGAATATCCTTAAATGACCTTTTCGCCTGTTCTTCTGAGGTTGCGCAAATATCTATGTCATAATTTTTAATCCCATTTATTGGTGTTGTTAGTGCAAAATCTTCAAAAGCCATATAACCGTTTTTTCCAGCACCTCGACCTACCAACATAGCCAAATCAGGGAAACGCAGTATGCCCGGCGCTGAATAGGTGCAATTATGCAATGCAAAAACAAATTTTTCCCATGGAAACAAATCATAATCAAAATATTTTTGTAATGACAGATATTTTTCAAGCTGTTCTGTATCAACGTAAATATTCTCAGTTTCAAAGCATTTTTTAATATGCTTAATCATCAGCTTTTGTTCTTTGCAAGCTGGATATTCATTGCTATAAACAAGGTCAATGTAGTCTTGAATTTCTTTGCAATTAATCACAAATCATCATCTACATCATTTTCACAATTATTTGTACTCAAATTTAATTTTTCTAAAATTGAAAGCATTTGACGATTAACACAAACTAATTCTTTAGTTGATGGGTTATTTTTGGTCATTGGAACACCAACACTGGAAACGTCCTCATATGTTACTCCACGCTTTTTTATGTCCCTTATCAGTTTGTTTTTTATGTTCCATAGATCTCCGTAATCATTTATTAAATCCAAAAAGCAAGAGATGTCTGCGCCTTTTAGCTTTAATTGTTCTTTTAATGAATTTACAATGTCACTACGTTTCAAAAGTCCCACCTCCTAATTTTGCAAAATAGTTAAAATAAAAGTCATATAATTCTTCGCTTTTTTCAAAGCTGAATTGTTCTGCATTTGGATTTTCGTTTAAATTTGAACTGGTTTCGATAACAAATTTTCCCTTGTCTGTGTCAAAAAGCAAAATTTTAGAATGATTGTTATTTACAATTATTTTCCAACCGTTTTTTTCACACACAGCTTGCAAATCATCATAATATCTGTACGTTTTTCCCAGTTTAGAATCGTTCTTCATTATGCTACCGACAATAAACGTAATGTGATTAATCTTTTGCTGATTTTTCAAAACATCAAGAACCTGTAAATGCTTTCTGCCCACTCTCAAAGTCGAAACTGTAAGATTTTTTATAAAAGCTCTTTCAGCAATAAATTTTACAAAACCTATCGAACTGAAACCACCTGTTGATATGTATTTTCTAACCTCAGAATTTGGTAAATCATTGTCAAGATTTTCAATTTTATTCAATTCTGCAATTATGTGAAATCTATATCTTTTCTTAGAAATTTTAATGATTTCATCCATAAAAAAATTCCTCGTGCGTGCGTGAGAGCTGTTTTGTCGAGACTGGCACCGGTATCTTTTTTGCTCAAAATTTTTCGATTTTTTGACCGGGGGTATTACCAACGTTCAGAAGTTAGCGGTTCATCTGATTTATGATGTTCTTCATAGTGACATTCGTTGCACAAACATTCAAGATTGTTTATATCAAGAGCCAGTTCAGGATATTGTCTAAGATACTTCTTGTGATGAACATTGCT